ACTCAAATACTATGCAGCACAATCATGAAATTCGTGGGAACCTTGCTAGGCTTCTTGCCACAGAAAATCTAAACATTGAGAATGCAAATGTAGACACTGCTTGCTTTAATGTCGAGACTAGGACTCTGACTCTACCCATTTGGGAACGAGCATCCGATCTTGTTTATGAACTTCTTCTCAGTCATGAGTGTGCACATGCGATCTATACTCCAAATACGGATTGGACTGAGTTGACCAGTGTTCCAATGGATTTTCTAAATGTTACTGAGGATGCTCGCATCGAAAAACTCATGAAGCGTCGATATCCAGGACTTAAGAAGGCATTCTTTAATGGATATAAGGAATTAAATGATGATAACTTCTTTGGAATTTCTGATGCAAATTTAGACAAATATAATCTAGCAGATCGCACCAATTTATACTTTAAGATTGGACATTTTGTCGAGATACAATTTACAAAAAAAGAGAAAGAACTTCTGGATGAAATTGCAGATGCTGAGACATTTGAAGATTCCATTCGTTGTGCGGAGAAGCTATACGAATATTGCAAGGAAATGGAAACCCAAAAAAATCTAGATTCTATTTCTTTTGAGGCTGGATCTGGACAAGGAACTTCTGGTAACCCCATGCAAGTTTCACCAGGTAATGGCAATGAACAATCGGAATCGCAATCTAATGCCACGAATGGCGGACAACAAAGTGAAAGAAATCAGAATTCTTCTGATGGGGATTATGATCCAGCTGGAAAATCTGGATATGTAAAGACTTCTTCTTCTTTGCAGCAAGCAATTAATAAACTATCTGTGAATACTGGACAAAAAATTAATTACCTTAATATTCCAAAGCTTGATTTGAGTAAAATTATTGTGACTCCAAAACAGATTCATACAAAGTGCGATCGACATTGGAATAGTTCACATGGAAATGACTTTACTTCTGTGGATTTGGATTATAAGAAATTTAAGTCCTCTGCAAAAAAAGAAGTAAACTATCTTGTCAAAGAATTTGAGTGTAAAAAAGCAGCAGAATCTTACTCCAGGGCATCAGAATCAAAAACAGGAATTTTGGATTGCAATTCTTTACATACTTATAAGTTTAATGATGATATTTTCAAGAAAGTTGTTACTCTCGCAGATGGGAAAAATCATGGATTGATTTTTATTCTAGATTGGTCTGGATCTATGGATCGCATCATTTTAGATACATGTAAGCAACTCTTCAATCTTATCTGGTTCTGTAAAAAAGTCTCTATTCCCTTTGAAGTTTATGCTTTCACTAATTCTTGGTCTTACAATCATAACAATAAATTTTCAGAAACATTGAATTCAATCATCATTGATAGTAGTTTCAATCTTCTTAATGTAATTTCCAGTACAGTTAATTCACAAACATTGGAAAATCATATGCGAAATCTATATCGTTTAGCATATGCGCACACTTGTAATTATTGCACATATTCACTTCCAAATGATTTGAATCTTTCTGGGACTCCTCTCAATGAATCTTTGGTCTCTTTGCATTATATTATTCCAGAATTTATAAGTAGAACAAAAGTACAAAAAGTTCAGTGTGTAGTTCTTACTGATGGTGAAGCGAGTGCTCTACCCATGTCAACGAATGTTGGAATGCGTGGAATTGGCGAGGATTGCTATTTGAAAGACAAAAAACTGAAGACTACTTATCGATTCCCTAGATATTCATATTATGCCTCACACGAATTTACTGATGTATTGCTTCGTCATCTTAAAGATGTATTTTCACAAGTGAATTTTATTGGAATTCGCCTTCTTACTGCTGGCGAAATCTCCGGATTTGTTCGTAAACATTTGGATAATAATAATCAATTGAATTCTTATGATAAAATTATGGATGAATGGAAAAAGAATCGATCGTGCGCTATTCGATGTGCTGGATATGATTCTTATTTTGGAATTTATTCTGGCGCACTTAATGCATCCACAGAATTTGCAATCGAAGAAGATGCATCTACAACTTCGATTCGTAATGCATTTAAAAAGTCACTAGAGTCTAAGAAAATGAACAAGAAAATTCTTTCTCAGTTTATTGATCTTATTGCCTAGGACAGTTTTCAAAGTGGCCCAGATCACATCAATAATGGATCTGGGCCTGATACAATACATTTGTTCACCACTCAAATCGTGTACAAAAAAATGACCGAACAAGAAATTATTTCAGATCTTATGGACATGTATGGTGCTAATGTCACATCTGCTGACATTCGTGCTTATTGTGCAATGAAGACTATCTCGTATCCTACTGTAACTAAGCGACTTGAGAACTATAAGTCTAGTCACGGTAAGTGGAATCTTGAAGTAACTGCGGAAGCTGTTTCTTTGATTGAAAAATCTTATGAAGCACCTGCAGTGATTCCTACAATGGAAAAGAATCTTGTCCCAGAAAAGCATCCTGGATTTGTTTCTTTTGGTTGTTTTTCTGATGTAAAGAAAATCATTGCATCTGAACTCTTCTATCCTGTTTTTATTACTGGTCTTTCTGGTAACGGCAAGACGATGTGTGTTGAGCAGGCTTGTGCTCAGTTGAAGCGAGAGATGATTCGTTTTAATGTTACAGTTGAGACGGATTCTGATGATCTTATTGGTGGATTCCGCCTACAGGATGGAAATACTGTTTGGAATAATGGGCCAGTTGTCGAGGCAATGGAGCGAGGAGCAATTCTTCTTCTTGATGAGTGCGATCTAGCATCCAATAAAATTATGGTACTTCAATCTGTACTCGAAGGCAAACCACTGTTCCTCAAAAAAATTGGTAAGGTCGTTCATCCAAAGCCTGGATTTAACATCATTGCAACTGCTAATACCAAAGGTAAAGGTTCCGACGATGGACGCTTTATTGGGACTAATGTTCTCAACGAAGCATTCTTGGAACGATTCAGTGTGACCTTTGAGCAGAATTACCCATCCAGTTCAATTGAAACCAAGATTCTCATTAAACTAGCAAAATCTCTAGGTATTCAAGGCGAAGATGAGTTCATCACAAAACTTGTAACTTGGAGCGATACAGTCCGCAAGACATTTTATGATGGTGGCATTGATGAAATTATTTCGACTCGCCGTCTAGTGCATCTACTTAAGGCATATGCAATCTTTAAGAACAAAACAAAAGCAATCAAACTTTCCATTGCTCGTTTTGATGATGATACAAAGTCCTCTTTCATTCAACTTTATAATGCAATTGATGAAGAATTTGACAAGGATGGCGATCAAGAAGTTGACAGCGAATCGGAATCGTGATACAATAACCATAGTTTGACCTATTATTATGTTTTCGCCAAATGATGAGATTACATATCTCAATCAAAAAAAATCAAGTCTAAATTCTGATGATGTGATTACATTCCCTACAATGACAGATAATACTAATACCAATGCCAATGGATTTTGGCGATATAATGAGGATAAAATTCTCAAGCAACTTGAAGAATATATTGCCGGAACTTACCGTCAGCATTATGTTGATCGTACTGGTGGTGGAACTGAACAGACTCTTGATAAAATCAAACACAACCGCCGAGAAGGATTCTGTGCTGGTAATGTCACAAAATACATTGATCGGTATGATACTAAAGGAACTCCACGAGCAGATCTGTTTAAAGTTCTGCATTATACAATTCTTCTGATTAACCATCTCAACCTTATTGAACAAAAATGAATCTTTCAAGTGACACTATTATTATCCTCAAAAACTTTGCTTCAATCAACCAATCAATTTTTGTTAGGGGTGGCAGCACCCTGAAAACAATGTCAGTCATGAAGAATGTGTTGGCTGAAGCGACAGTTGAAGAAGAATTTCCAAAGGACTTTGCAATTTATGATCTAAATCAATTTCTTAATGGAATTAGCCTCCATGATGCACCAGAACTCGATTTTTCCAACGAATCGTATTTGACAATCAGAGAAGGTAAGCGTAGAGTCAAGTATTTCTTTGCGGATCCTTCTGTAATTGTTTCTCCGCCAGAGAAAGAAATTCAAGTTCCATCGAATGATGTCGAATTTCAATTGGAACATTCTCAGCTTGAAAAGTTGCTTAAAGCATCCAGTATCTATCAACTTCCAGATCTTGCTGCAGTGGGCGAAAACGGTGTTATTAGTATGGTTGTTCGAGATAAAAAGAATGATACATCTAATGAATTTTCTATTGTAGTTGGTGAGACTAACCAAGAGTTCACTATGAATTTTAAGGTAGAAAATGTCAAGATTGTTCCCGGATCTTATGATGTGACTATTTCCAAGCGTCTTATTTCTAAGTTTCAATCTAGAAGTAGAAATCTCACTTATTGGATTGCACTGGAGCCAGATTCTACTTTTGTTAGCTGATTTGATTTTTTCGTTATGAATGTGTTTGTGACTTCTGAATTTCCTGCAGAGAGTGCTATCGTACTTCCAGACAGGCACATAACTAAAATGCCTGTCGAAACTTGTCAGTTATTGGCAATTGTTGCTTCTTCTTGGTATCATGATTATGGAACTCTACCTAAGGCAGACGGCACTCCTTATGTTACCAAGAAAGGTGCATTTCGCAATCATCCATGTACAAAGTGGGCTGCTGAATCCATTCATAATTCATACTGGCTTATTAAACACGGTATGAATTTATGTGATGAATTCTATCTTCGTTATGGAAAGCTCCACTCTTGCTATAATACATTGGTTCATGCCTATTACCTTTTTCCAAAAGGTAAAATCACAGAAGTCACACCATTTGTTCGTGCGATGCCAGACGAATATAAGTTTGATGATAGTATCGACACATTTACGGCATACAAAATGTACATTGCCTCAAAACCTTGGGTGAAAGATAACTATCTTCGTATGCCAGAGCGAAAACCCGATTGGATCTAAGTAAATTTTTGAGTTGATTATTATGAACAGTGATTTTATTTTTGTCGAAAAATATGCTCCACAAAAAGTGGAGCAATGTATTCTTCCCCAGTCCATCAAGGACTTTTTTATTGATGTAAGAAATTCTGGTAAAGTACCGAATATGATTCTTTCTGGTCCACCTGGAATTGGAAAGACTTCAACTATTAAAGCACTAGCAAATGAATTAGATCGTGATTTTATGGTTATCAATGGATCCGATGAACGATCTATTGATATTATTCGGAATAAAGTGAAAAATTATGCTTCTACACTTTCTCTTTCAAACACAGGGAAAAAAATTCTTCTGATTGATGAAGCAGACAATCTAACCAATGATGCTCAACTTGCACTCAGAGCATCAATTGAAGAGCTTCAGACCAATTGTACTTTTGTATTTACTTGTAATTATAAGAATAAACTTATTCCACCATTGCATTCTCGTGCAGCTGTGATTGATTTTTCAATTCCAACGAAGGAAAAACCAAAGCTTGCTGCTGAGTTTATGAAGAGGATCAACGAGATTCTAACTACAGAAAAAATTGAATACGATACTTCGGCAATTGTTGGGTTAATTAACAAATATTTTCCAGATTTTCGTCGAACATTGAATGAGATTCAACGATATTCTTCTGGTGGAAAAGTTGATTCTGGAATACTTGCAAATGTAGCTGATATTAAAGTTTCAAATTTGGTTGATTTCATGAAAAATAAGAACTTCACTGAAGTTCGAAAGTGGGTTATACAAAATATGGATAATGATCCAAATATTGTTCTTCGTAAAGTTTATGACACTTTATATGAATATGCCTTGGAATCTACAATTCCAGCGGCTATTTTGATCATTTCCAAATATCAATATAGAAGTGCATTTGTTGCCGATAATGAGATAAATCTTCTTGCGTGCCTTACAGAAGTTATGTGTGAGGTCGAATGGAAATGAATTATGAATTAAAAGACTGGTTGAACTCAGTAAATTTTACAAAAGAAAATTTGATTGGAGAAGATTTAGACAATATAAAGTCTTATCCACCATATATTATTAATAGGTGTTTATCTTCGTTTTTAGATACCATACTTTTTGCAAATGAAATGAATATACATTGCAATCTAGATAAAGATATGCAATATTCATTTTATCTAAATAGTTTGAGAAAAAAGAAGAGATTTTCTTCTTGGATCACAAAAGATACAGTAGAAAATTTAAAATACATTAAAGCTTATTATGGCTATAATGATGAGAAAGCATCTCAAGTTTTAAATATTCTATCTAAAGATCAAATTAATTACATTAAATCTAAACTTGATACTGGTGGCACAAAATGACTACTATTAATGAACCTCAGGTAAAATGGACTCCTGATATGATGGTTGAGATATCTTTATCTGAGCCTGATGATTTCCTTAAAGTTAGAGAAACTTTGACTAGAATTGGTGTTGCTTCCAGGAAAGAAAAGAAGCTATATCAGTCAGTTCACATTCTCCATAAACAAGGTAAGTATTACCTTGTGAGCTTCAAGGAGCTATTTGCACTTGACGGCAAATATGCTAATCTAACAGTTAATGATGTTCAGCGTAGAAATCGAATCATCAAACTCCTTTCTGATTGGGGTCTCGTAACTGTAGTCAATCCAGATAAAATTACAGATATTGCTCCATTGAATCAAATCAAGGTTCTTCCTTACAAAGAAAAGGACGAGTGGATTCTAGAAGCAAAATATTCTATTGGCTCCAAAAAGCGTGGGGTGGAAACCGAATAATTATTTACGGTTTCCATACTCTTGATTTTTTGTACTTCTCTTATAAAATAGTAATGTCAAACGCTTCGGGTTTGACTTACTAGCTCGCTTATTAAGGAGAAAACACATGAACACATTAGTTCGGTACAATACTGGAAATATCGAAAAATTTTTAAACGATATTGAAAAGTATTCAATTGGAATGGATGAATGGTTTCATCGATTTGGGGCATTACATCAAACAGAAACTAATTATCCACCATATAATGTAATTCGTGAAAGTAACATAGAATTCAGGTTAGAAGTCGCATTAGCCGGATTCAAGAAAAATCAAATTACTGTGTATACAGAAAATAATAAACTGTTCATCGAAGGTGAACGAGAAGTGGATTCAGGTAAAGAATATGTCCATCATGGATTAGCACAACGAGCATTTACCAGATCGTGGACAATATCTGATGATGTCGAAGTGAAAGAAGTTTTATTTGAAGATGGTCTTTTGTGTGTGCGGCTTACCAAAATTATTCCGGAACACCAGAAGAAAAAAGTTTGGTTCTAAATAGTTCTGCCTATTAAATATCGTCGGCGCAAAGGGGAGGACTGGCAAAATCCAGTTGACTCCCCTCTTTTTTTGTGCTATGATGGGGATACCAACGAGGTACCCATGGAAGACACAACAATAGAAACAAATGAAGCTATACAAATTTTGGTTCTTGAGAGTGGTCAAAAATTGATCTCAAAAATAGAAGAAGTTGTCGCTGATATCGGAGAGCCAAATTGTAAGCTAGATGATCCTTATGTGATTTTGTATGATAAAATCACAAACTCTATATCTTTGCAGCAATGGCTAATCGAGGTTGCAGACCAACAAACATTCTTGATCTGCTCTGACAAGATACTGACAGTTATAGAACATCCAAAATCCACCATTCTCAAAAAGTACAAGTCACTTATTAAAAAATAATGCGTTGGTACACTAATGTCAAACAACTTGGGAACAGAATTTATGTCAGAGGATATGAAAATGGACAAAAATTTTCGGATGTAGTAGAGTATAGGCCAACATTTTATGTTGCTTCAAAGGTAAAAACTGAATACAAGACACTAGATGGGAAGTATGTAAAAGCAATACAGCCAGGAACAATCAAAGAGTGTAAACAATATATTGAAAATTACAAAGATGTAGAAGGATTTGAAATTTACGGGAATGAAACTGCAATTTATCAGTATATTTCTGATAATTATCCAGAAGAACAAATTGATTATGATATAACAAAAATGTCTATCTGGGCAATTGATATTGAGGTTTCTTCTGAGAATGGATTTCCAGATCCAAAAAATTGCGATGAAGAGATTTTATTGATTACAATCCAAGATTACACATCGAAGAAAATCTACACATGGGGGACAAGAAAATTTTCTAAAAAATTACAAAATCATGAATACATTTATTGTGTAGATGAAACCGCACTAATTCATTCCTTCTTAAATTTTTGGCAGAATAATACTCCAGAGATTGTAACCGGTTGGAATTGTACTTATTATGATTTTCCATATATTATTGGTAGAATGTACCGAATAATAGGAGAGAAAGAAACCAAAAAACTATCTCCATATCATTGGATTTCCGACCGACAAGTTGAGGTTCGTATTGGGGAAAAACAAACTGTATATGATATCTTTGGTGTATCGATTATAGATTATCTTGATGTTTATAAGAAGTATTCATTTAAGAAGCCAGAGAATTTCAGGCTTGATACTATCGCTTATAATGAGCTTGGTAAAAACAAACTCGATCATAGTCAATATGAGACATTTAAAGATTTTTATGATAAAGATTGGGATACTTTCGTAGAATATAATGTTATTGATACAGAACTCGTCAATAGATTAGAAGACAAACTTCATATGATAGAGCTAGCTATAATGTTGGCATATGATTCTAAAACTAATTTTGAAGATGTTTTTTATCAGGTTCGAATGTGGGATACAATCATTTACAATTATCTTCGCAGGCAGTACATAGTCATTCCACTGAAGTCAGAAGCAAAAGAAAAATTAAGTAAATTTGCTGGTGCATTTGTTAAGGAGCCAATTCCAGGTTCATATGATTATGTGGTAAGTATGGACTTGACATCACTATATCCACATATTATGATGTTACTAAATTTGAGTCCAGACACATTGATAGACAGAAAATTTTCTTCGATAACTATTGATTCGGTTTTAGATCAAACTACAAAAATACCAGATAATTTTGAATATGCGGTTGCTCCAAATGGATCAATGTATAGGAAAGATAGGATGGGGTTTCTCCCAGAGCTATTAGAAAAAATGTTCCAAAAGAGGAAATTATACAAGGATCAAATGAAAGAGCTTAAGAAAGAGTATGAAAAAACTCATAATATCAAGCTCAAAAAACAAATTTCAATGTATAGTATAAAAGAGCAATCAATCAAAGTTTGCTTGAATTCTTGTTATGGAGCAACTGGAAATCCTTATTTTAGATTCTATGATCTAAGGAATGCCGAGGCAGTTACTTATACTGGGCAACTTGCAATTCGTTGGATCGAAAAGAAATTCAATGAGTATTTTAATAAAGTATTGAAGACAGAAAATGTAGATTATGTAGTTTATTGTGATACTGACTCTGCATTTTTGAATATGAAACCTTTAGTAGATACAATTTATAAGGGTAAAAGTCCATCAAAGTTGGAAATTATTGATTTTCTGGATCAGATTTTTTCTACTAAAATTCAAGATTATGTCGATCAATCATATAAAGAACTTGCGGATTGCTTGAACGCTTATGCACACAAGCTACATATGAAGCGAGAGAAGATTACTGATCGCGCAGTATTTATCGCCAAGAAGCGATATATTGCAAATGTGTGGGATAATGAAGGAGTTCGTTACTCTGAGCCAGAACTTGCAATGACTGGCATTGAGGCTATTCGTTCTTCTACTCCTGCTTTTTGTAGGGATAGAATTAAGAAAGCAATTCAGTTAATTATGTCATCTACTGAAGCCGAACTAATTGATTATATTGAAACTACTAGAATTGAATTTTTTAATCTTACTCCAGAAGAAGTTTCATTTACTAAATCTGTAAATGAGTTGACTAAATTTAGATCGAATCTTTCGATGTACATTAAAGGAACACCAATTCATGTTAGGGGCTCGATACTTTATAATCATTATGTGAAGCAGCATAAACTTCAGAAAAAATATTCCGACATTAAGAATGGGGAAAAAATTAAATTTTGCTATTTGAAACTTCCAAATCCAATTCAAGAAAATGTTATTGCATTCATTCAAACATTGCCACCAGAATTTAATTTAAATAAGTACATTGATTATGAAATGCAATTTGATAAGACATTTATGAAACCATTAGAGGCAATTCTGCACATTATTGGTTGGCACACGGAAAAGAAAAGTACACTTGATTCATTTTTTGTTTAAATTTATTGGAGAAAACTATGGATTTCTTGAAAGACATTGTTAAAGAAATTGGCGGTGAATATACGCAGCTGGCATCTGAAATTAACGAATCAGAAACATTTGTTGATACTGGTTCTTATATTTTTAATGCTCTTGTTAGTGGCTCCATTTTTGGTGGAGTCTCAGGAAATAAAATTACCGCAATTTCTGG